CTTCCACATATAGCATATCTTCTACAGTATGTGGTATATGGATTCTATATATAAGGGTGGGCTACGCCTACACTTTATATTATACCAGTCCACAGCGTTTTGTCAAGCACAAAATATATTTTATTCTACAAGTATTGTTTTAACTGCAAAATTATTTTAAAAAAAATTAAAAAAAATGTTAGAAAGTACTTGACAAAGTGCTGTAGGCCGGTATAATAGAAGGTATAGGATGTAAAAATCAACAAGCCACACTCATATACATACATAGACAGGGCATTACGATGAACATCCTTATAAAACCCAATGAAATCAGTAAAAATATTAATTAGAGGGTAGAAAATATGAAGAAAAAAGAATTAAGTCCCGCTATGAAAAAGAAACTTAAAGAACATAGCAAACACCATTCCTTGAAACATATGAATCAGATGAAAAAAGATATTATGAATGGTGCTACATTTAAAGAAGCACACGATAGAGCCATGAAGAAGGTAGGAAAATAGCTAAAAAGACTGTTTATAAGGTTTATAAGACTTATTACACAAGTGGAGAGTTCTATATTGGCCTGACTTCCAAGACAGGCATACATTATGACAACTATTTTGGCTCTAATACAACAGATAAAACACCTACACACAAAGATATTTTATTCCATACCCATCATAAATCTGATGCCAAGCTTATGGAGTTAATGTTTCAACTGCAAAACTTCTATAATAACAAATGTTTAAATAAAATGTTAAATATCAGACTAAGAAGAGATTTTATAAAAAATATACCTAAATTTAAAATTAACATAAGTAAACATAAAGGATAAAATGACAGAAGAACAAGATAAAAACAAAGTAACAATAAATATTCATAAACCATTTGGCCCACAAATAGTAGAATTTAATATACCTGAAAATGTTATTAATACATGGAATGATTATGGGGATAAGATTTCAGCAAATGAAAAGAAATCTAAAGAATTAGACATGGCTGATAATTTAATTGGTAATGTCATACAAGAACACAAAATAGAAGAACATATGTGGTTCACTAAGATTGAAAAAGACAATGATGATAGTGGGTCTTTTAAAGATTATGTAGCAGGTATGGTAAATATCTACATCAAGCAGTATTTAACAGGTATTTATGAAACAGAAGAAAATGCTAGAAAGAATAATACAAGCATAAACGAAAATATTACACAAATGAATGTTCTTAACTCATGGGTAGTTAATTCTGTTGCAGGAGATTTTAATCCACCCCATATGCATACAGGTTATTTATCTTGTGCAGGATTTTTAAGAGTACCAGATTCAATAACCAATGATGAAGAAAGAGAAGAAGCAGGATATCTTGAATTTATGTATGGTGAAAGCCATAAGTTTTTAAGATTTAAATATGCTATTAAACCAAAAGTAGGTGCTATCTATATGTTTCCATCATGGTTAACACATTTTGTTCATCCCTTTAGAGGTGAAGGAATTAGAAGAAGTATATCTTTTAATACAACTTACTCTAGAGGAAGTTAATGCATAGAAAACAAACAGAAGTTACAAATATAAACTTTGTTCCTAAAAGAACTAGTATAGGAAATGGTAAAGTTAAAATGTCATCCATGAATAAACATAAACGTAGAAGTTATAAAAAATATAGAGGCCAAGGAAAATAATGTCAGATAATAAATATTCAAACAGTGTTAAGATATACGATGAATTTCAAAAAATATCAGATGCGGACAATCAAAAAAAACAAGCAATCAAATCTGGTAAAAAAGCAGCAACGGCTGCATTGGGTAGTGTTGTCTTAAATACACCTGTTGTAAGTTCTATAAAAGAAAAAATAGAAAACAAAATAGGTAAAATACCTTTTAGTGATAAGATGTTAGTAGGCACAAATAAAATAGGTTTAAAATTAGGTGGTGAAACATATAGTGGTTCTTTTACAGTTAATAAGGATGGAGAACCTAATTTAAAATTATCTAAATCCTTTACAAATAATTTACAAACAGAATTATCTGCAGGAAAAAATAAAGTTAACGTAGGTTTAAAATTAAGTTTTTAATGCATGGCATTAGCAAAATCTCAAAGAAGTCTTAAATCGTGGACAAAACAAAAATGGCGAACGAAGTCTGGAAAGCCATCCTCTCGTACGGGAGAGAGATATCTGCCAGAAAAAGCCATCAAGAGTCTGACATCTGCAGAATATGCGGCTACGACAAAAGCCAAGCGAGAAGGAACAAAGCAGGGCAAACAGTTTGTGAAGCAACCAAAAAGCATTGCAAAGAAAACTAGAGCATACAGGAGGGTATCATAATGATTGATAAGGTATGGAGTAAATGGAATGGTCTTAATAAGAAAGCTAAGATTGCCATCATAGGTATAGCAGTTGTTGCTATATGGTGGATAACTAAATGAATCTTAAAGATATGAAATTTAATGGTAAGTCCGATAATCGAAACAATCGGACTGCCACTCAAAAAGCAATGAAAGGTAAAGCATAATGGCATTAACAGATAGAGAAAAAAAATTAATTAAATCTAAACTTAATAAGTTGAAACAAATAATTAAAAACACAGGAGCATCTGAAGAAAGAACTCTTAAAGAGATGGAAGATAATTTTGCGACTTTGAATGAATCATATGCATATTTTGATGAAGAAAAAGATAAATTTAAAGGCGGAGTTCCGGGTGCAGTAGATAGATGGTTCGAAAAACAAATGAAACAAGCTGATAAATTTGTAAAAGAAATCAAAAGAAAAGGTCAAGAAGTAAAATATGATAAAAAAACAGATGAATTTAAACGTAAAGGACCTAGAGGAGATAGAACTAAAAAATACTCTAATAGTGTTAGGATTATAGAATAATGGCATACGGAACAAAAACAAAAAAACCAAAATCAAAAACAGTAATCATGGTTGCTGTGGGAAAACTAAAACCTAAAAAAAATGGCACTAAGCGAAACTCAAAAAAGAAAAAACTTTCTTACTAAGCATGGACTTAAAAGATTTAATACTGCAATCAGGACCACTGAAGGTGGCAAGAAAGGTAAAGTCGGTATACTCGAAGGTGGGAAGCCCCGACTTATTCGCTTCGGTGACTCTTCTATGGGTCACAACTATTCCCCAGAAGCTAGGAAATCTTTCAAAGCAAGGCATGGAAAAAATATTGCAAAAGGCCCAACAAGTGCTGCGTATTGGGCAAACAAAGTTTTATGGGCAGGTAAATCAGGCTCGAAGAAGTCTCCGCCTAAAAGTCAACGAGTTGTTAAAGGAGCCAGAGGTTAAACTATCTGGCAATGTTTTTAAAGCAAACAAAAACGAAGAAACAGTAACACAAATAAAGTTTAAAGAAAATTAAAAAGTTTGACGATGCCTTCGGGGTCGTTGATATCTAGCTTAAAGCAAGGAGGTATACATGACTTTTACACTAGATAAATACATGCCCTACACAGTAGGGTTTGATAGATTCTTTGATACATTAGATATTGTAAGTAATACTGATGTCAAAGGATATCCACACTACAACATTAAAAAGATAGATGATGGAGAATGGAAAATAGATTTTGCACTAGCAGGGTTTTCTAAAAAAGATATTAGCATTAATGTTAAAGAAAACAAAATGACTGTCGATGGCGAAATAGAATCAAACAATGAAGATTATCTGTACAAAGGTATTTCTACTAAAAAGTTTTCAAAGACTTTTTCACTAGCAGAATATACAGAACCAACAGATGCAACTATGGAAAATGGTATTTTGACAATTACTTTAAAACAAGAATTGCCAGAAGAAAAAAAACCAAAGACAATAAAAATAAAATAGTGCCAACATATTCTTATAGAAATAAGAAGACTGGAAAAGTCTGGGATGAGTATCTATCCTTTGATGATAGGACCAAGCCACTACGAAATAAAAATGTAGAGATGGTGATAACTGCACCCAGACTTGCCTTTATAGAACGTGGAGAACATAAACAAAGAGACCAAATAATTCATACAGCTAGACAGGGAATGAAAGAACGACAAATAGAAGAAGAAGTCGGAATAAGAAAATCTCCTGAGTGGTTAAAAGAAAGAACAGAAAAACATTTACAAAAGGTCCGCAATGTTAGTTCCTGAAAATAAAAAAGAATTAGCTTTAACAGAAAAGCAAGAAACATTTTTAACAGCTTTGTTTGGTGAGGCAAAAGGTAATCCTAGAGTAGCCGGAGATATAGCAGGTTATGCAGATTACTTACAACCACTAAGAGCATTAAAAGAAGAAATTATTACAAGAGCAGAAGAACAACTAGCTGCTTTTGCACCTAGAGCAAGTATGGGAATGATAAATGCTTTAGATGAAGATGGAAGTTTACCCGGTGCTAATATTAGAATGGAAGCAGCTAAACAAATATTAGATAGAGTAGGATTATCTAAAAAAGAAAAATTAGATATAACTGCTAAAGTACAACACGGAATTTTTATATTACCACCTAAAGATAATGAGTGAAGAAAAAATTAAAATAGCTAGAAGAAAAAATGCTAGAGTAATTCCTTATGGTTATGAAGTATCAGAAGATGACCCTGACTTTTTAATACAAAATGAAGACCATATGGAACTTATTAAAAAAGCAAAAAAGTTTATAGAAAATAATTGTTCATACAGAGAAACTGCAGAATGGTTATCCCACAATACAGGTAGAAAGCTGACAGGTATGGGGTTAAGAGAAGTGCTAAAAAGGGTTATACATAAAGGTTGGTAAGCGAACCTAAACCAAAAAAATCTGGTAGAAGAAGAGTAAAAGATTTAAATACTCCTTTAACTATTAAAGAAAAAAAAGCACGTAAGTCTGCTCAAGATTTATTACGTGAAAAAAAACAAGATTTAGAAAAAGCCCAAGCTAACTATTGGTCTACTAAAAGTAAACTAAAAAAATTAGATAACGTATTAGAAGGTAAAGAACAAGTCATTGAAAAAAATGATATTGAAGAAACAACTCCTAATATTAGAGAAGCTATTAAAGATAGAGATATTATCTTTGAACCTAATGATGGTCCACAAACAGAATTTCTAGCAGCATCAGAAAGAGAAGTATTTTATGGTGGAGCAAGAGGTGGTGGTAAATCATACGCAATGTTAGTTGACCCACTACGTTATTGTCACAAACAAAAACACAGAGCATTATTAATTAGACGTACAATGCCTGAGTTGAGAGATTTAATTAATCACTCACAACAATTATATTCAAAAGCTTATCCCGGTGCTAAATGGAGAGAGCAAGAAAAAGAATGGAAGTTTCCTTCAGGTGCTAGAATAGAATTTGGATATGCGGAAAACTTAACTGATGCTCTTCGCTACCAAGGACAATCATATACTTGGATAGGCATAGACGAATTACCGCAATACCCTACCGAAGATATTTATAATTTTCTTCGGTCCTCTTTACGAAGTGTAGACCCAGAGATTCCTGTATATATGAGAGCAACAGGTAATCCGGGAAACGTAGGTTCAATGTGGGTTAAAAATATGTTTGTTGACCCTGCAGTACCTAATACAAAGTTTGATATAGATATTAAAACTCCTAATGGTGTTAAACAAATATCTAGAAGATTTATTCCGGCTAAACTAGAAGATAATCCTTATCTAATGCAGACTGATGATTATTATGCTATGTTAGCTTCATTACCAGAAGTACAAAGAAAACAATTCTTAGAAGGTAATTGGGAAGCATTTGAAGATTCATCTTTTCCAGAATTTAATAAAGACGTACACGTCATTAAACCTTTTGATATCCCAAGAAACTGGATGAGATTTAGAGCATGTGACTGGGGATATAGTTCACCTGCTTGTTGTTTATGGATAGCTATTGACTTTGATAATAATTTATTTGTTTATAGAGAATTATACACAAAAAAAATTACTGCAGATTTATTTGCTAGAAAAGTTTTAGAAGCAGAACAAGGTGAGTATATTAGATATGGTGTACTTGATAGTTCTACTTGGGCAAGACGAGGTGATATAGGACCGAGTATTGCAGAAACTATGATACTAGAAGGATGTAGATGGAGACCATCTGATAGAAGTCCTAGAAGTAGAATAGCAGGTAAATTAGAAATACATAAAAGATTAAGACCTGAAGAAGAAACAGGTTATCCTTCTTTGTTTATTTTAGACAACTGTATTAATTTAATTAGAACATTGCCTATGTTACCAGTTGATAAAAATAATCCAGAGGATGTAGACACCCATGCAGAAGACCATGCTTATGATGCACTAAGATATGGTTGTATGAGTAGACCAATACATCCTATTAAACAAGACTTTATAGATAAAGTAAATGAACCTAAACGTGCAGCACCGGCAGATAGTGTGTTTGGATATTGAGTTGTTTATCTTTACTTGTAGCATTATCAATGCATATAGGATTAGAAAATGAATATAATTCTATTCATCCTCATGCTAGATGTACAGTAGATAATAATATAGTAGGTGCTTATTATAATAGTGAATATAATATAAGTTCTTATATAGGTAAAATATATAATTATAATAATATAGAAATAGAATATGGTTTAGTTACTGGATATACAGGAAGTAATATAGCCCCTATGATAAGAGTTAAAAAAGATAATTTTTTTATATCACCTGCGTATGAAGTAGAAGGCAATGTTGGAATTGTAATAGGTTTAGAATTTAATTTAAAATGAAAAATATTAAAATAGGATATAGAAACTATAAAATAAAAAATTTAGATTCTATCGTATCAAAGTGTAATGAAATAAATGGACAGTTTCTTGCATCCGATGGAATGATAGCTTTATCATCAACAGAAGATGAAATATCTCATACTAATACTTTAATACATGAAATACTTCATGCTATAGTATATCAATGGGGAATAGAATTAGATGATAAAGAAGAAGAAAGAATTTGCAATACTCTTGCGAATGGACTAACTACTGTATATGTAGACAACCCTTGGTTACTACCTTATATACAGAAACAACTAAAAGGAGATAAATAAAATGGCAATAATGAAACAATACAAGCAAGGAGAACTTCCTGAAAACATGTATGGAAAAGAAACCTCAAAGCAGGGTGATTCCAAAACTAATGTTGTAAAAGGTGGTTCAGCTTTACCTGCAGATGATTACAGTGAAACAGATGTAAACGCAGGTAGAAAAGCAAAAAACACTGTAGACAAAAAAGTTTTCTCAATGGCGGACGAAAGAGATTACTAAGGAAATATAAATGCCACATAGTAATATAGGCAGTAGTGGCTTATCTGAAACTGATGAAGTAAAATCATTAGATGATGCTAAAGATGATTCTTATAGTAATCTAGGTTCTTTAATTGAATCTAGATTAAAAGAAGCAGAACAGGCACGTCTATATGATGAAAAAAGATGGTTAAGGTCTTACAGAAATTATAGAGGAATCTATGGTTCTGATATGGCTTTTCGTGATTCAGAAAAGTCTAAAGTATTTGTTAAGGTAACAAAGACTAAAGTATTAGCTTCTTATGGACAGCTTATCGAAGTGTTATTTTCACAAGGTAAGTTTCCTATTGGAATACAACCTACTTCTGACCCTTTAGGTGTAGCTAAATACGCACATATAAAACCTGATAATTTAAAACAACAAGATGAAAGAATGGAAGACATCTATGGTTTTGAAGGTGATGGTAGAGAAATATCCCCGGGTGCTACTGCAGATGAAATACTAAATGGTTTAAAAAACAAATACGAAAAAGCAGGATTTGAAGAAGGTGCTGCACCTGATTTAAAATCTATGCCTCAAATAGAACCTGCAAATGAGGCAGCTAAAAACATGGAAACTTTAATCCATGACCAGTTAGAAGAATCTCATGCAATATCTGTAATGAGACATGTTTTATTTGAAATGTGTTTATTAGGTACAGGTATTCTTAAAGGACCTTTTAACTATGAACAAGCAGAACATAAATGGGAATTAAATGAAAAAGGTGAAAGAGAATATAAACCTATTAATAAATTAGTTCCAAGAGTAGAAGCAGTTAGTTGTTGGGATTTTTATCCTGACCCAGATGCTGTTGATATTGATGATGCAGATTATGTTATACAAAGACATGTATATAATAGAACACAACTAAGAGATTTAGTTAATAGACCTTTTTTTAGAGAAAGTGCTATTAAAGAATGTTTAAATACAGGACCAAACTATGAAACTCGAAGTTATGAAACTGCATTATATGATAGAGAAAATCAAGAAGAGTTTAATAAAAATAGATTTGAAATTTTAGAATACTGGGGAACAATGGATAAATCTTTTGTAGAAGATGCCGGTATTGATATTCCTACAGATTTAAAAACAGAATTAGATGAAGTGCAAATTAATGCATGGATATGTAATGGACATATACTAAGATTAGTATTAAATCCTTTTACTCCTGCAAGAATACCTTTTATGATTTCACCTTATGAAATTAATCCATATCAATTTTTTGGTGTAGGTATTCCAGAAAATATGGATGATGCACAAACAATTATGAATGGACATGCAAGAATGGCTATTGATAATTTAGCACTAGCAGGAAATTTAGTATTTGACGTAGATGAAACTATGTTAGTACCCGGTCAAGACATGTCAGTTTATCCGGGAAAAATTTTTAGAAGACAAAGTGGACAAACAGGACAAGCTATACATGGTTTAAGATTTCCAAACACTGCACCAGAAAACATGCAGATGTTTGATAGATTTAGACAACTAGCAGATGAATCCACAGGTATACCATCTTATTCACATGGACAAACAGGTATACAATCTACAACAAGAACAGCATCAGGTATGTCTATGTTAATGGGTGCTGCTGCTTTAAATATTAAAACAGTAATTAAAAACATAGATGATTATTTATTAAAGCCATTAGGTGAATCTTTTTATCAATGGAATATGCAATTCAATAAAGATATTCCAGAAATACAAGGTGACCTAGGAGTTAAAGCAAGAGGTACATCTTCTTTAATGATGAAGGAAGTAAGGTCACAAAGATTGATGACATTTATGCAAGTAGCATCAAATCAATTCTTAGCACCTTTTGTAAAATGGCATAGTATTATTAAAGAGATTGCAAAGTCGTTAGATGTAGACCCTGACCAAGTTGTTAATGACCCAGAACAAGCAGCAATATTTATGAAACTCATGGGAGAAGCAAATGGAAATCAACAAACTCAAGGCCCTAACCCACAACAAGGTGGCATGGGACCTACTAACGGAGTACCTGCAGGAGCAAATGTTACAGACACACAAGGGTCTGGAGGTGGCAACATCGGAGTCGGAACTCCACAAGTTGCAGGGGAAGGCGGCTTTACTGCACCAAATAATGAACCTCAAGGAGCAGCTTAAATAAATGTCAGCATTTTCTGATTTACAAAAAAGGTTAGAAAAAGAAGCACAAGGAATTATGTTTCCTTTTGCAGCTAAAAAACCCACAGTAGATACAACACAACAAGTTTATAATTCTGCAACCGATGGTATTATGACAATGCAAGGTAAACAATATGTAGGACCTGATTCAGTTATACAATATGGTTCAGAAGAACAAGGTTATCCAAGACAATTAAAACAAATAGAAGCACCAATGCTTCCACAGTTTGATGAAACACAATTTCCAAAAGCAGGTGAAGGTATTGTACAAACACCTACTCCTGCCCCAACACCACCAGTAGAAACTGAACCTGAAACACCGGCAGTAGACCCATGTCCACCCGGATTTAAATTAATAGATGGTGTGTGTAGACCTATAGAAAAACCTAAAGAAGATGGGGGACAAAAAAATATTATTATTGATAAAAGAAGAAATATTGGTGATACAGCAAATGCTTTAGGTCAAGTAACAGATGCTTTAAATTCTCTTCCGGGAGAACAAGGAGAAAAGTTAAAAGATACATATGGTAAAGATGTTAATCTTACAATTAACAATGATATTCCTTGGTTAAAATTTATTCCTTTAATAGGTACTCCTCTTAATATGTATTTAAAAGATAAAGCAGATAAACAACTACAAACATTAAATGGAACAGAAGGTATTTCTGTTACGAAAAATAAAGATGGTACATACAATGTAAATGTAACAGAAGAAAAAGGTAAAGCTAATTTTGGAAGATTACAAACAAAAGAATCTTTAGCAGGTAATATGGCTAGTACACAAAAAAAAGATGCATCCGGTAATATTGTAAAAGCACCTAATGGACAAAATATGATTCAAGGACCATTAACACTTAGTGCTTTTGGTAAGACAAATTTATTTGCACCTGAAAATGAAATAAAAAGAGATAAAGGTTCTTTTAAAGAAACACAAAAGTCTTTTGTTAAAAAATTACAAGATAGAACACAAACAATAGAGGCATTAAACGCAGAAGAAAAAAATAAATTATTATCTGAATTAGATACACTTTTAGGAAAAGATTCAACAGCAACTGGTTCTAATATAACAGGTCAAGGAGGAGATTTTGGTAACTTAGTAGCAACTGATTCTGCAGAAACTGGTTCTAATATAACCGGTCAAGGAGGAGATTTTGGAGAATTAGTAACAATAGATACAAAAGATTCTCAAACAGGGGAAACTATAGGTACAGTAAATAAAAGATTTACAGATAATATTACTACAGGACACTTTAGATTATCTAATACTTTAGCAACAATAGAAAATTTACAAAAGAGAGCTAAGAGTCTTCCTAGAGGAGGAAATGTAACTAAACAAATAGAAAAAGCAAAAGATGTAGCAGAAGAAGAATTTAATGAAACAATACAAGAAGATAGAAATAAAGGTAATAATAGTTTAAGTAAATCTCAAAGAGATTATTTAGATTCTGATAATAGAAGAGCATTGGCCGGAGAAACAAAAAGTGATAATGGAAAAGATGTAGATAGCAGAAAAGGTTTTGTTAAAGGTAGAGATAATCAAGGTTATGGATTTAAATCTACAAGTGCTAATTATAATAAAGCAACAAAAACATTTGACCAAAGGTTTAAATAGGAGATAAATATGGAAGAAGAAATGAGACAAGGTATGATGGGAGCAGATGTTGACACATCTCCTGCTGCTGCTCAACCTATGGAATTAACTATATCAGCTAGAGAAGTTTCAAACAATTTACAAAATCTTGGGGAACAAGAAAAAGAATTAATTACACAATTAAACGTACCACAGTTTAGAGATTTTATGTCTAAAGTATTTGGACAAGAGTTCGGTATGGTAATGCAAGAAGCGATACCTGAACCACAACAACCAGTTTCACCGCAAGGAGAAAGCCCTGCACCTACACAAGGTCAGGGAATGATGACGCAGCCACCCGTTACAGCGTAACGGCCCTGCATATGGGGGCGACCTGAATCCAACAGCACCCCGAAGGAGAATAAATGGAACAAGACAATAAAGAAACTCCTGTTGTAGAAGAAAATTCAGCAACAGAAGATGTCGCAACTCCGACTCCATATAAGCATCCGAGTAGGAACTTAATGGACAAGGAAGTCGAAACAACAGCTACCGAGGAATCTAAGGAAGAAACTGACGAGAAGAAACCTAAAGAAGACCGCCCTGTAGGAGTAGAAGATGCCGCTTTTAAGAAGCGATATGACGATTTAAAACGGCATTATGATGAGACAATATCTAAGCATAAAAATGAAGTTCTAAAACTTAAGAAAGAAAAGGAAGCAGTTGCTTCTCAACCTATTTTTAAATCTAAAGAAGATTTAGAAGAGTGGAGAAAAGACTATCCTGATATGTATGATTCTGTTATGCAATTAACTACAGAAGCTACACTTAAATCTAAACAAGAAATGGAAGAACAACTGTTGGAAATAAAAAAACAACAATCTTCTTTGTCTAGAGATAGAGCAGAAGTAGAACTTGCTAAGAAGCATCCAGACTTTAAAGAGATTCGTGAAAGCGGAGATTTTCATGACTGGGCTTCTGTACAGGATAGTACAGTACAATCTTGGCTTTATGATAATAGTGACAATCCAAAATCTGCAGCACGTGCAATAGATTTGTACAAGTATGACAGAGGACTTTCTACTAAGAAGGTAAACTATGATGCAAAAAAAGAAGCAGCAAAAGCAGTTTCTAAAACTAAAGTATCTGAAACACCAACTGATAAGAAACAATGGACTTGGGCAGCTATTAAATCTATGAAACCAGATGAATACTCTAAGTTTGAAGCTGAAATTGATAAGGCTCATAGAGAAGGTCGCATCGTATAAACAGTTAACTCATATCAATTTTAATAATAACTAATAAATAATAGGAGAAAAAAGATGGCTTTTGATAAAGTATCAGGTAATAATAATCTAGCTAACGGAAACTTTAGCCCGATTATCTATTCCCAAAAAGTCCAAAAGTTCTTTCGTACCGCATCAGTAGTAGAAGCAATTACTAATACTGACTATGCCGGTGAGATTGAAGCTTATGGAGACACAGTAAACATCATAAAAGAACCTACTATTACTGTTAGTGCGTACTCAAGAGGAGCGGTTGTTGATGCACAAGACATCACTGATGACCAAATCCAACTGACTGTCGACCAAGCAAACGCATTTTCATTTAAAGTTGATGACATTGAGGAAAGACATTCCCATGTTAACTTTGAAAGTGTTGCAACTTCTTCTGGTGCTTATGCACTTAAGAACGCTTATGACAAAAACGTAATCGCAGCAATGGTAGCAGGAGTTAGTTCATCTAGCCCTGACCACTTACTAGGAGCAGACTCAGGCTCTGGACAAGACCAAGATGTTGGTTTTGGAACAGGCGAAATTGACCCAGTTGACACAATCTCTAAAGTAAATAGATTGTTAAATGCATCTGATGTACCAGAAGAGAACAGATGGTTCTTAGCAGGTCCAGAATTTGTAGAGCAATTAGGTCAAGCATCTAGCAAACTAATGAGTGATACTACAGGTAGTGCTACACCATTAAGAAATGGTAAAGTTATTGCCGGTAAGATTATGAACATGGACGTATATATGACAAACAACTTCGCAGCAAGTTCAACTTCGAACTTCTTCAAAGTATTAGGTGGTCATATGTCATCTACAGCGACAGCTAACCATATCGCAAAGATTGAAGTTATCAGACACCCTGAAACTTTTTCTGATGTAGTTAGAGGTCTTCATGTATTTGGAAGAAAAGTATTAAGAGATGATGCTATTGTTCTTTCACACATTTCAATAGACTAATAGGAGGTAATGATTAAATGGCAACTTTTACAGTAACAGGCAACACAGCATCTCCTGTAGCATTACCAACAGGTAAGGCAGTTAGATGTGTGACACAAATAGTAGACTTTTCTGAGTTTACAAATGCAAGTGGTGACGTTATTCAAGCAATAGAAGTACCTGCAAACACTTTATGTTTGTATGCAGGTCTAGATGTTTTAACTGCAGATAGTGCAGGTAATTCAGGAACTCTATCACTTGGTGATGGTGCAGACGTAGATGCTTTTGTATCTGCTTCAACTGCAACCGCAGGTATGGAAGTAACTAGAGCAAGAGCAGGAGACAGTTCAATGGGTACAACATCTATTGGATATAGAGTCTATGCCGCTGCTGACACTATTGATTTAGTAATTGCAACAGGTGCAGTGAATTGTAAAGTTCGTGTATTCTGTGTACTTGCTGACTTCGATGGTGAAGGTGATTCCGAAGCACAAAAAGTAACATTTGCATAATAGCAAATAATTAGGGAGGGGTTTAGGCCCCTCTCTTAAACATGAAATTTTTTATAGTATTAATTATATTATTACATGGAGAAGTATCTCCAAAACTTTTTACATATAGATTTATAGAATTTACAGAAATTGAAACTTGTGATTTATTTTTAAAAGCTAAAAAACAAGCATTAAAAGAATCTATAGAAAGACAGTTTCCAGTAGAAACAATACACTCAAGTATGATGGTTTGTATGACACAAGAAGAAATAGATAAACTTAATCAACAACAACAGGAAAATAAATGGCAACCACAAGAACATATTTAGAATTAACAAATTTTGTATTAAATGAATTGAATGAGGTAGAACTAACAAGTTCTAACTTTACTTCAAGTAGAGGTGTACAAACTTCTGCTAAAAATTTTATTAACAAAGCTATTAATGATTTATATATGGCTGAAGTTGAATGGCCTTGGTTGCATACAGATGGTACACAAGTTACTTATACAGGACAACAAGAATATGATTTTCCTGCAGCATTTAGAAAAGCAAACTTTGATTCTTTTAGAATAGCACCAACTAATTTAATTACTAATGGTGAGTTTACATCTAATATAAGTAGTTGGACAACAATAGCAGGTTCTGGTAGTGCAGCTTATACTTCTACAGGTAATGGTAGATTACGATTAAATGATTATGCTGCGTATCAATCTATATCTACTATTGTAGGTAAAACATATAATTTAACAGTTAGAGCATATGATAGTAATTCAACAGGAGAAGCATTTAAAGTTCAAGTAGGTACTGCAGCAGAAGGTACACAAAATTTAAATACAACATTAACAGTTACAGAATTTGGTAATGGAGAAATATTATCAACTACATTTACTGCAACTGCATCTACTACTTATATAACTCTTAATAATACAACTACAGCTACAAATATGGATGTAGATTATGTTAGAGTTAAAAGACAAGAAGAAGCAGTTAAATTAAAACCTATGACTTATGATGGATATTTACAAGGAACTTTTAGAAGTGATGTAGCAGCAGATGATTCTCAATTTGGCAAACCTTTATATGTATATAGAACACCTGACCATAAAAGTTTTGGATTATCTCCTGTACCAGATTCAGATGATTTTACAGTATTTTTTGAATATTATAAAACACATACAGAGTTATCAGCTTATAATGATACTATGGATTTACCGGACCATTATTCAGATGTTATAGTTAATAGAGCAAAATATTATTTATATAAATTAAAAAATGATGTACCTATGGCTAATATATCTAATGCAGAATATGAAGCAGGAGTTAGAAGAATTAGAACAGAAATGTTAAATCATATTAGTTATATGAAAGATACTAGAGTTAATCTTAATACTTCTAATAGAACAACAAGTAACACTTCAGTATTAACAGTAACATAGTATGGCACAAGTACAACCTTCAGTAGTTAGTTTAGGTGGAGGATTAATCTTAAACAAAGATGTGTTTTCTATGTCTCCGGGGGAAGCACTACAACTACAAAACTTTGAACCCGATATTGAAGGTGGTTATAAAAAAATATTAGGTACTACAAAATTTAATACTAATATATGCCCACAAGTTTCAGCATCTTCAGAAAGAGTAGTATTTACTGCAATCTTTAATGATGTAGTTTTAGCAGGTAGAGGTGGTAGTATACATAGAGCAAGTTCAGGTAGTGGCAGTTGGACATCTACTATTACAAGTTTAGGAACACCTACACAAAATTATGAGCA